TTGGATGGTCGTTGTAGCGGCCACGTTGCGAATCTTGGACCGCCAGAAGGTCCAAGCGACTCGGTCGATACCACCATAGGTACCGGTGGTCGGATCGAACGGAACAGCGGCGTTGAGGCCGGTGATTTCCTTACCGCCGGAACCCGTACCGTCGGAATAGATGCCGCCCGCGACGAGGTTCTTCATCGTGGATTCCGCAACGTCGATGCGGGCGGCGAGCAGATCAATCATCTGCTCAGGACCGGCGTTCTGCAGCATTTCCAGACCGGAAATGACCACAGGGCACGCCGCTTGCTTGATATCGAACTGAGCGGCTGAGAGGACGTCCTGCGCGGCGACCGGCAGCAGGTCATACCCGCTGTACCAACCGGCGTTGCCATTCTCGGCGAAGGAGAGCTCTTCATAGATCAGACGGCCGCCGCTGAAAGTGCGGGTCTTTCCCTTCTGCGAGAGCCGCATCAGTAGGGCGTTGTTCTTGGTCACGTTATCCGCGATCTTCTTTGAGCGATGCTCGATCGTGGTGGTGATGATATCACTTACATTCGGGAAGGCCATGGCAGTTCTCCAGAGAAAGGTTTACACACTTTCAAAGCCGGAGGTCAGCTCCCCGATGCGCAGCTATGCGGTGTCCACAGCCGCGCCCGAGCTTTTAGTATAGCACACCCCGAGCTCGCCGTCAAGATTTTCAAGTCCTGCCGGAATTCGCGACCCAAGCCCTCTTCACGGCCTCATGAATATCGTCCGTGTCACCGATGCCTTCGCCACCGAACTCCAAAGGAGCTTGGCCGGGCGGAACGATTTGCGCCGCTGCTTGCTGCCTCTGCTGGAGTACACTGGTCTGGGAAATACCGCTCTGGGCTTGGGCTTGAGCCTGGATGAAGTACGGCCGAACCTGCGGATTGCGCCAGCAGGCCAAATCGTACGCGTCTTGGTAGTCCTCAGCCATCCCGTTCTCAATCAGATCGGCCATGTCCTCACGAACATATTCCAGGTATTCATGCCCCGGCTGGGAAGAGAATTGCACCAGTTCAGTCTCTGCCGCCGAATCCTCGATTTGAGTCCTCCATGCCCGCTGTTCTTCAAGCTCCTGCTGGATATGCGGAGGAATAGGCGCGGGGGTCTGGTGATGCAGGTGGGACTGCTGCATCAACTCGTCCAGCTTGCCGCCAAGTGCCTCGTTGAGCGCATTACGGAGAGGAACACCGTAGGTATCGCCCAAGGAGATTAGCATGGTCATTTTTTGGGCCGGATTGCCCAGCCGGAGGGTCTGCTCAACCCCAACCATACTCTTGATATATTGCCGAGGGTCCTCTTGGATATGCTGGAAATATTGGTTAAATTGCGCAACGGCGTTGTAAATCTCCCCCATGGGCTCGTAATGCTGCTGGAGCTTCTGGACGCCATACGCAGTAGCCTGTTCGCGCCTCGTGATTTCCTCGCGAATATCCGGAGGTATCGCGTTCCACTTGGCCTTCATTTCCGGCCGCCAGCCAGCCGGGGGCTTGGCCGGATCGAACGTCGGCTCTTCCTCCTCCTCCTCTTTGGGCTGTCCGAGACCCTTCGCGACAGGCGGGAGGGGGGCCGGAGCAGGCGGAGGTGTCCCGGAATCCGCCTGACGCGGCAGGAACTTGCCGTCCGGCCCCCTTTGGGGCCCCTTGCCGGGTTCCGGGTCCGGAGTAACCGGCGGAAGAACCTCGGAAGGCGGTGAACCAAACTCGCCGAAGTCGTCTTGACCTTCAGAAGATTGTTGCTGCGACTGACCGGCTCTGGATGACTCCAACGCGGCCTTAATGTCGTCTTGGATATTGTCAGGCATCTGGAAGTTCCTCTATCTCTGGGGCGGGGGTCGGGGTATAGCCTTCTTCGAGCTTTTGGATGGCCTTGTGCATATCCTTCTTCAGATCATAAGTCCGTTCTGAAACAGGATCGTTGTGTAAATCCTTATTCGTGAAACTCTTGACCTGTTCTTCGGTATATCCTTCGTGCAACTGGACCACCTGATTACGTTTGTTATGCTCCGAGAGCTCCCGGGAGTTGGATATGAATGATCCATCCACCGGGGACCAAAAGGGCGTGAAAGTCTTAGTAAATAGGCGCGGGGGCGTTATGACACGTTGCATGGCTGCGCCACACCCTAAGCACTGGCAGCCGGATTCCTGGATATACTCAGACAGCCGACAGACCCGCTCGTAGGACATTCCACACTCTGGACAATGGTATGGATAGATCATGGCTAGTACTTCGCTGATCCTGGATTGCGGCGGCGAAGCGCACGAGACTTTGAATCGGACTTATGCGCCTCGAACTTTTGGCCGACGGACTGCGGGATACCCACTTTCGACGCGAACTCAGGATTATGGGCCACCGCTTGCATCAGCTTCTTTTGTTTTTCGGACTTATACGGCATTTCCTCCTCCCGGTTTGGTTGGCTTCGGCGGTGGTTGAGTGGCTAGCTTGAACGCTGTCTCAGCGCCTTGGGTCTCCAGACGCTGTTCGGACTCCTTCGCATCCTGAATTCGCTCCTGAACGAACCGGGCTTCATTCTGCTGGGCTTCCATTTGGGTGTGCGCCGCCTCTGACTGCATTTCCAGCTGCGCCATTTCGCGCTTATGCTGCATTTCCATGGCGTACATCTGCGTCTTGTGCTGCATTTCAAGCGTAAACTTGCGCTCCATGAACTGTAGCTCGGCCTGGGATTCCTGCTGCTTGATCGCCGATTCCTGCTGACGCGCTTGAATCTTGGCTTCCGACTCCGCCTTGGAGGCTTCGGCCTTGATCTGTTCCGGCGACGGCTCTGGCGGCTGTTGTGCCTTCTGCTCTTGCATCTGTTGCATCTGCAGGATGGCGGCGTCCAATGCGCCTTCAAGCTCGCTGGCACCCTTGAAGCCCACTGAAGCGAACTTCAGAATCTGGGCCAAAAGAGTCCCGATTTGCGGCATCTGTTCCATGGCCGGGACCGCAGACTGAATCATCTGGCTGACGACTCCGACATACTCCATACGCTGCTTCTGCTCCAATCCCCAGTCCGCCTGAGTCAACGAGTCGGTCTGGATATCGATGCTGTACTTCGAAGTGAAGTCATCGTGGAGGATTTGGAGGGCCGCTGGAACATGGGGCTGGTCATCCATAGGCAGTTGACCGCACACTTGGCTCAGCTTTTGGGGCGAGTACATCTGGACCATCAACTCACCCATGATCCGGAGCGTGTCGCGGACGAAGAACGACACGTCCCGCTGGAATGCGTTCATCCGGACACTGGCAAACTGGGCCTTGATTTCTTGCGCAGACGCCGTTTCATACTGGTTCGTGCTGCCACGAACGATATCCGCCATGCCGGTGACTTCAAACAACTGGTTCTTGATGAACTCGTAGGTTCCAGTCAGCTGTTGCAGCACGCCGGTAATGGTCTCGACCGGGTACCAGCTGATCGAGCCTTGCACGCCACCTTTCTCGGCGAACATAGCCCAGTTGTCGACAGGGATCAGCTTGTTCTCAGTACCGTCCAGCATCCTTCCGATGGCTGGCTGGGCTGAGTCATAGCAACCGGCGACCCGGACCGCCTCAACGATAAGGTTGATGCGGGCATAGAGGATATCCAGTTCCATGTACTGGTCCTGCGCGATATAGTAATCTGGAATCGGCAGGAACTTGTTGGTCGGCGCTGAGGCTGTCAGCGGCTTCGGGCATGGGAAGAAGTTGGTCAGCTTGTAGGGGTCTTTGAACCGCTCCAAGACCTCACCGGTCTTTGTCATGAACAGGACTTCTTTCTTCTTTTTGTCCCACATTTGGATGATGCAGACTTTTCCTTCGCTGATGGTTTCGATAGCAACACCACCTGATGCATACCCGCCTTTTGAGGGAGCGACTGAAAGAGCTTTTTCGCCCCATTTTTCTTTCGCCTCTTCCTTGTCGATGTGGAGGATTCGTCCCGCCCACGTGACTTGCTCCCACGTTCTTTGCGGTTCATAAATAAAGTCCTTCCAGTAGACCGTATCGATGGTGATTTCTTCCGGCTTGCCGTTAGCCGGCGGAATGAACGTAACCCAAAGGGTACCGAGTCCTGGAACGAGTCGGTCGAGGATTGCGGCCTTCACAGCCGGGTCGAAGTACTTGGCGCAATGAATCTCGTAGGTCAAACCGCGTTGCATGATAGCAGCAGCGACCCGGGACGGTTCATTCTCAGTTTCGCCCTTGTGCAGGCGGGAGACGTCCGGCTTCGGGAGGCTATTGTACAGGCTCTCCTTGATCACCGTGGTATTGCTGTAGAACATGTTGACCTTCTTGATGCCGGTGTCACCCAGCATGGAAGGTCTGCCACTGGCTTCAGCTTCCCGGTCGTCGGCGTAGCGGGCCTCGATGTTGCTACCGCGCTCGTGGAACTTCTCCGAAAACTTAGTCCAGGCTTGGAGACGCTTCGGCCATGGGTTCTTTTCGTCTTTCTTGGTCTCAGTGTTGGCCATCACACTCTCCTGTAATTGAGCCTGGAATCACGGTCCTTGAATAGGTTCTCAAGGTTGAGGGCGCGACCGAGCGGGGTTTGGATGTAGTCACCTTTCGGTTTGGCGTGTCGCCGAGCTCGCGACATTATTTCCACCACGTTTTCCGATAGTGCGAACATCCGGAATGCATCTGCACCGTGGCTATGGTAGTCATGGCGTGGCGTCAACGCAAATGTCTTCGTCTTCTCGTCGTAATCATACATATACTCGGCCAAATGCTCCAAACCGAGCCTGACCGACGGATTACCGACATTGAAGTAGACGTACGGAAGGATTGCCCTTACCGCGTTGATCCCCTGCGAGACCGATATGTTCGGAACAACATATGGTACGAGTTTGGCAGCAAGGAATCTTTCGTAGGGCGAGTACTTGGTTGCGAAACTC